CTCAGCATCTAGACCATGAATTGCTTTCAGGTCTTGTGCTAGTTCTAGTGAGTATTCAGCCTTTAGCGCACGGCTTTGAGCAGTTACGGAAACTTTCTCAATGCTGAATGCCATTTGCTGGAATGCTGCATTAGACTCTGAACCCAAGAATTCAGCAGTTGCAGTTGGTAAGCCAATACCTGTTGTATAAGCGTTAGCTGCAAGGCTAGCAATTGGGTTAGTACCAACGTCAGTTGCTGGAGTACCAGCAAAGCCGTATGGATTGTTTTGTGAGCTAGTACCAGAGAAGATTGTGTTAGCTTCGTTGTAGAAAGCTTCACCACCATTTTGGTTAGCATATCTTGCTCTCATTGCAAAGATCAGTCCTGTAGGACCTGTCATTGGCTGAACGCCAGCAACATCATAAGCAATCAGATTAGGTAATGCACGACGGACTAACGAGATCAGGATTGGATCAAAGTTCTGAACACCGCCTGTGATGTTAGTTGGACCTACTGAAGTTGTTTCGTTCAGCAGACCAGCGTCTTGTTGCATAGCTGCTTGCTGGTTCTCAAGAACCATTGCAGTAACAGCCTTCTTATATGGGTCCTTAATTGCTTCTAGTTCTGGATGATCCAGAACAGGAGCCCATTTCTGTTTTAGTTGTTCGGAAAGATACATCTAAGTCTCCTTTTTGTTATTGGTTTTTTATTTATTTCGCCAAAGTTTTTGTAATAGCCTGAGCGTAAGCATTCATCATTGGATCTGAAGATTTTGGATCTTTCTTATCTTCATCATCAATTTGAATTTCTTCATTCAGATCAGACGATTCGGCAGCTTTAACTTGACTTGGGAAATATGATTCCTTGATTGTCTCTAGTTTCTCTCCGAAATCTTCTTCAGTAGTAAATTCAAGACTCTCTGCGAGTGCTTTGACTTTTTCTACTTGAGTCTGTGTAAGGCCTTCACAAGCTGCGTGGATAGCCTCCATTTTTCTGTGTTCGTTAATCGCTTTTGTGAACTCAACGTTCTTTTGAATTTCTTCGTTTAGAGCGTCTTCTAGTTCTTCAACACGACCAACTAATTCTTCTACAGCGTCAACTTTTTCTTCTGGAATATCAATGTATGATTCTACGAATAGATTACGCAGTTTACCAATGAATTCTTCAACGATTTCGGCACGTAGACCTCTTTCGACTGCTAGTTCATTTTGTTGCATCCATTCTTCAACCATATAATTCAAATATTCATCCAGTTTTTCTGCTAAGTCTTCCTTGATTTGTTCAACAGCAACTTGGAATTCTTCTGTCAAATTAGTTTCCATTGACTCAACAATAGTTTCTACTCTTGATAGAACAGCAGCTTCAAAAATAGTTGTTGCTTTGTTTCTGAATTCTTCAGATAGGTTCTCACCTTCTAATAGAGCAGCAACATCGTCAGACATATCAATGCCTTCATGATATGATTGGAATGTAGCGCCTGGATTCATAGGCATTGTTTGTGGTGCCAATTTACCAGCGATACGGTCACGAATGTTAGCCATATCTGTAGCATCTGATTGCTGAATTGTTCTTAGATCACCACGACCCATTGTTTCTTGTGGTTGTGATGCTAGTTTCTTCATTGGCTCTGAACCCACAGGAGGTGTTGCTCCTGGAGGAGTTGCTGTTGGTGTACCTTTAGTGTAATCTGGTGCATCATCATCATTTTTGGTTGGATCGTCACCGATTGAACCTACATCTTTTGTGCCATAAGCCACGCTTGATGGAAGTCTTGAAGTTTGATCTTGGCCACCTCTTTTAGATGCAACAGATGCGTCTAAAATTTCCTTAGCGGCTTCAGAAAGATTAAATTTAGGCATTTTAGAAATCTCCTTGTTTTTCTATATTGGATATTTATAATTAAAGTTTTTTTATGAAGTTTTCAAATATGCGTAGACTTACTTCTTCAATCTCTTTTCTACTCGCTTTTTTAATTTGCTGAATAGCTTTTGATTGATCCATTTCTGTCCAAACGCCATCTACTAACATCCATTCTTTGCCTTCCATAATACCCTCAACAAAAGCTCCGGGTGCGGAAGGATCTGCTACAATATCAGCCGCTGTGGCAAGATAAAAATCTGGTTGAACTACATTAACTCCATTGACATTTTTAAGAGAACCCATACCTCTAGACGAAACACCTAAACATGCTCCACCTTCAATAAGTTTCTTAGCAATGTTTCCCATCGGGGTGTCTAAGATTTTTGCTTTACCAATCCATTGAGTACCATCCTCATGTAAAGATGATATAAGAATTGCTGTACGTTCTAGATTGATTGTAGGTGTATCAGGATGACCTAATTCACCAAAAGCACGATTTTTGTTAATGTATTCTTCTGTGTAACGATGAACTTCTTTTTTCATCGTATTGTATTCGTACAGGCGGCCGTTTTTATTTTTCTTTTCGGCAACAAGAAACGGACCTTGAATGTATAATTGTTTTTGGCCGTCTTTATCTTCTGTGAGATATTCAACAGTCTCAAAAACTTCTTTAATTAGTTTCATATTCCCATTGCCTTTCTTTTACCTATGGATCTTTGTCTTTTTCTTAGTGCCTGTTGTAGTTTTGCTCTACGCTTGTATCTAGATTTAACGGCACCTAATCTTCTTTTTTGTTGTTCCTGTGATGACATACGAACCATTTTTCCACCACGTATTGTGTACCCTTTTATGGCAGAAAACTTCTTTCTTGTCTGCATTTTTCCACCACGAACACGCACACGTACAACTTTAACTCTACCTGCTTTTTGACTATTTTTAGCCTCGTTTAATTCTTCTATACTTAAATCACAATCTAGTTCATCATACATTTCATAAACTAGACTCAGTTTTTTTTCAAACAATTTTGCTTTAATTTTTTGGTTAATGAATTGTTCTAGCTTCTCTTTAGCTTCTATTAATTTACCTTCAAGAACTAGATTAACAATCTCTTTCATTTATGGGGTGACGCTATATGGCGGATAGTTAAATGCAGCAGGATCATTAAACTGACCACGTTGATAATACGCATTATCTTTACGTAGTTCTAGAATGATTGTATAACTTGCATTTGCAATTTGTCCACGGGTGTGAATACTAATATCACCGTTTGTATTGGCATTCACACTAGGATTTCTAATAGTAATCCAATTTCCAGCACCATCATATTCTCCATTACCCTGCATGAACAAAATTGGAATTCCAGAATCTGGCTCTGCATTCACATGATTATTTGCTCTCCAATATAGTTCTACTGATCCTGATCCTGTATCCGTATCATACCAGCAACGATTAACAGTCAACCCATAATATGGTTTAGCTGTGTTACTTACGCTTAAACCACTTCTTAAAGGAACATTATTAGCATCTAATGCACCATATAATGTGTTTGCTTGAATTCTAGCAATATTTTCTTCTTGTGCTGAACCATCAAAAAGGCCAGTTAATTTAATAACCGCCATTTGTGTATCGTCTTTTAGAACTTGATATGAAAATGCGTTAGCCATTCTTTAATCCTTAGTTTTATAAGTTACATGTTTCCAAGCAAAATCTGCTACTTTTTTAAAGTGACTTTTACTTTTATGAGCCATTTGAGAAATCTTTTCTTTGTTCTCATCATTCACCGCACCATGTACTTTCAAAATAGCATTTGCTGTTTGTACATCAACTTTCATTGAAGAACCGTCTTTAAATTTGACTGACTTTGCCTGACTATTATTTACAATGTTCTTCAAATGATGCATTACATTTTCTTCTAATGGCTCTAATTGCAATTCTACTTCTTCGTTTGCCCAGTTTTTTACTTGATATGGTATAGTAATATACTTATTTAATTTATCTATCTGATAAAGAGCAACACGTTGCCCGTTTGGAAATTCACGAATCGATCTTCTACGCATCACAAGAGTTGGTGGAGGATCTGCCGGCTTAGAACTAAACACGCCAGGCATACCATCAATGTCTTCATCTATCTTGTGATCGGCAATAAAATCTTTTAGAGATTTCATTCTTCGTCAATTCCTTCTTCTTGCTCATCATTCAGTTCTTCTGAATTGTCATATTCTTGCTCTTGTGTAACTAAGCCTTGTGCAATTTCTTGTTTTTTCATTTCAATGTGTGAATGAACTCTATCTTGAATGTCAGCATAAAGAGCATCACGCATTGCCACTGCATCGTCTTGAATTGCATAATCTATAATTGCTCTGGTATTCATAATTTTCCTTTATTTAAAAATACGACAAATTTTATTTATAATATTCTTGTCAATCTTCTTACCATAGAATTTTCAGATAAACTTAAATCGGCAGATGAATTAACTGCTTTAGGTTTTCTCTGTTGTGGCTTTTGTGTATCTATTGCAGAATTCTGTTGTGGTGCCTGTGAAAGATTTTGCTGCGACATTGTATCTTGTTGCTGTTGCATTTGTTGTTGCTGTGCATCCATTTGGATATCAGTCATCATTTTTTGTTGTGCAACAGCATTTTGCACTTCAGTAGGCACTTCAAATCCTGCTTTCTTTTCATCATCAATTTCTTTATCAATGAGTTTGATTTCATCATCGTCCATGCGTAGAACATTTCTACGTATCCAACCCATCGAATAATATGTTCCGGTATATGGATCAACTTGCTGCAACAGAGTTAATCTATTTGCCATTAGTTCTGCTTCTTTTAGTTCAGCGAAATTATTATCTTTAATAAAGTCATAGTACATATGTTCTTTGAATTCTGTGAATTCCACATCAGTACATACGCCTTTTAGTACACATTGAATTCTCAATGCTTGATCAAATAATTCGGAAAACTTGTTACGTAATCTGTCAATAAATTTTGCAAATTTTAATTCATCTCTAGTAATTTCAGATGAACGACCAATAGTAAAACCAGAAGATGATTCTAATCGTGAGATAGGTACGCTTAGTGATTTGTATAGTTTCTTCTCAAAATATTTTACGTCCTCTAATTCACCTAAATTTTGACCACCAGGCAATGTGGTAATCTCTGTTCCTTTTCCACCTTCTCTACGTGGTAACCAAAAGTCTTCCATCATTGATAGAAACTTACGATCATCACGAACTTCACCTGTGTTTGCATCATAAACAAGTTTGTTCTTGTACTTGATCATGATATCACGCAGATATTGTTCTGCTTTGAGTTTTGGTAAGTTACCTACATCAATGTAAAAGATTCTACGCTCTGGTGCTCTAGAAATACGGTAGATAACAGTTGCATCTTCAATCATACGCAATTGATTAAGAGGCTTGATTGCTTTATGTAAATATGAGAGAACAACTGCTCTACGAGAATCCATCAGACCAGAATTGATATTAATGATGGAGTCTTTTGTAATTCTTGTGCCTACTGGTCCATAGCTTGACTGTGTACCAGTAATTGCCTTGTCATTATAAATGTAATACTCATTAATTGTTGCCATTATTTCTACGCCAGTTCTTTCGTCTTTCTTTTTTCTCAATTCACGAACTTTGCGTATTTTTCTTGGATCAACATAGCGTAATTCTTTAATACCCGCAATTGGATTTTCTCTATCAATAATAATATGATAGAACAATCTACCATCAATGTAATATCTTCTAAAGATATCTTGAGCCATATTATTATAATTCAACAGTCTCAGGACAGTTGAGAATTCATCTTGAATTGCTTTTTTGATTTTGTCTGGCTGCTTTAAGTCATCCATAATCAATTTGACGTTTTTACCATCGTCATCTTGTACAATGGCTTCATTGATAATATCATCAATAGCAGATTCAATTTCCGGCTGCATAGCCATCTCTCTATATCGAGAGATTAGTTCTACTTCATTTTTTGCAGTACCATCAAGGTCAACATATGTACCATAATAGGCCGCAGAAGTAATCGTTAGTGCGCCGTCATCACTGCTTGGTGGAGCAAATGATTGTTGCACTAACGAATCTTCTTCAGCCTTTTGCCTCGATATCGTAAAGCCAAATAAATTTAAAGCCAAGATATTTCTCCTTACATTACAATACTGTTAATTTCAATTTTTTGTGAAAAATTATCCAGGATTTTTCTGATCCGTAGTATCACTGATCCAATACTGATATGCAAATGTTATTGTAAATTCTTCGATAGAGTCGTTATCTCCCCAATTTAAATCGATAGGAGAAACGTCTACTGGGAAAGCATCTACAAATGTATATTTTTTGATACCAGCTCCACCTGATTTTGAATACTGAGTGACACCCAACTGAGCAAAATAATCTAGTTTATTTGCAGGATCAGAACTTTGTCTTCTATTTCCAGCATGGGAGTTAACGTAATCTAACCATCTTTCAAATGTATTTTTAATTTTAAAATCTTCATCATTAATTACGGTTACTGTCCAGTCTGCAAAAGTTCTGTTGCCAGCAAATTTAACCTCACGACCAAAGTATGGAACATTTACTGTACCAATAGTTGATCCTGGAAGTTGAGCGGCTCTTACTAAAAATCTTGAAGTCTCTGCAATTCCTTGCCCTGCCAAGGATTGAACTCCTGGTAGTGTTTCGAGGGCTCTTGGAAGTCTTAATGTAACTTCAAATAAGTTAGCACGGGCTCCATCACCCAACATATTACTTCTGAATGAAGAAATGTTAAACGCCATTTAAATTCTCCTTATTTGTTGGTTTATGTTATTTATTGTGCACCAACAATTGTTGTAAATTCAGTTCCTGTACCAACTGCAACAAAGTTCAATTGAATGAAGTTGATAGAACGTGCAGGCTTGATGTATATATCACCAACAAATCTGTTTGTGTCAACTACTTGTGGTGTGTTGTTTGTTGCATCACAGACTACTCTGAAATCTGTAATACCACCACGACCTTGAACTTGTCTTAGGAATGGCTCAACAAGAGCGATAAATTGTCCACGTGTAAATTCATCATTCAATTCAAATAGAGAGAATCTTGCAGCTTGAGAAATTGATTTCTCTAATGCGATAAACAGTCTACGAACATTGATTCTATCAAATGCTGAAGGTTTTGACTGTAGTGTTTTGTCTCCAAATAGTATTGTTCCTTGTCCTTGGAAAGAAATGACAGGATTAACACCAGCGGAATACAAAGTATCTCTATATGTTTGAGCAGGATTCCATGCCAACTTGATACAGTTTCTAATAGTTCCTCTATTAAATCCTGCTGGTGAATACCATGGATCTCTTACAGCATCAGTGAATGCACAAGTACCAGCTACGTCTGCATTTAGTGGTATCCAACGATAAACATTGTTGTATGGATCTAATTGATATTTCCATCCAGAATCTGCAACAGCGTAACTTGAAGTGATTCCTAATGAATTAATCCAACCGGTTACGTTTGTTGTCGTTGTTGCTGCGCTAGTTTGATTTACAACATCAGAGTATAGCGGAGAAACGAATGCAACACAATCACGACGAGACTCGGCTAAACTGATCACATGGTTCTGAACTGTAACTGCGGATGTTTCTCCACCAGCGTCACCGGCAATCAATAGAGATACATCAATTTGTTCTTTATTTGCAAATAAATCCCAACCATTTGTTAAATCGCCGGCCGCAGGAACTTCATCTACAGCAGCACTTAGAGTAGAACTAAAGTTTGAAGTTAATGATGCATATGTTACATTGTTTGCAGCATTTGTTCCCCAAGTGGCATTTGTTGTTGCATAGCTTGGTGGATCCATAGCATACACATATGATGAGTTATCAAACAGAACTTGTTTATAGAAGTTTGGTGATCCATCGTTTGCTTTGATAGCATTTCTTGCTTTTGAAACAAATCCAAAAGTTTCTAGTACAGTGTTTGCTGATCCAAACTTACCACCAGCATCTACAACAACAATATGCATTTCATCATTTGTTGCACCTTTGCTTGTTGCATATTCTGATGTTCCTGGTGCTGCTGGGAAAAGGCCTTTGTATTCCCAAGTGCTAAACAGAGAGGTATTTGCACACACAGAAACTTTTAAAGAGTTTCCTAGTGTACCAGCACATCTTGCAGCAAAAGCTCCATATGCATTTCCGGAATCTACATTTAAATATGACGCCAAATATACGTCATCGTTTTCGATTAATAATCCAACTGAGTTTGCTGTAGCATTTCTAGCGTTTGCACCTACTGCTCTAACAACGCTTAGATTGTTTCCATATGATAGGAAGTTTGATGCTGTAAAGAAAGATACCGCAGAGTTGGAATCTGGTGTGCTGAAAGTTTCTCTTAGTGTGACAGCATTGTTGATCAGAACGGGTGTATCTACCGGACCCCATGCAAAGGTACCGACAAATGCACCAGCAGTAGTAAGAACCGCAGGAACGACCGTAGTTTGATCGATCTCTGATACGTTTACTCCTGGAGATAACTGAATTGCCATTTTTTTCTCCTTATTTTATTATAAATTGGCAGGTGTAAAAATCTGTATACTTTATTTAGAATATATCAGTTTCTCATAATTTGATTGAAATATTCTGCATAGACTTCGCCTTGATTCCCTGTAACCCACACATCGCCTCCTTCTACCAAGAAAGGAACATCTAATCCATCATCCATAACAAAGCCAGCGGGAGATGTTTCTTCATCCATCTGACTTAGTTTTTCTAGTTGAAGTTGTTTTCTCAAGTCATGGTTAACAACATCTTTAAAATACTTCTGAGTTGTCATCCATGCAAACATCACCAGAGACATGACCATATCGTCAGTCTTACCTTCTTCTGCTCTCCATGTCATTCCATCAGAAACAAATGAGGTAAATTCTGAAATAGTATCGAAATCTTTTACTATAAGTTTGTCAGTTTCGATGAGTGTTTTAAGGTTTGTACAACCAATTCGTTTGACTTGGGTACTCATCTTAACCCCAAGTTGAACACCTCTACCAAATCCTGCTGAAATTTGCTGTGCTTTTTTATTTCCAGTCTGCACTTTCAACACATTTTCATATTCCATTTCGCCATGTAATATCTCAGCAATCTGCGGAGTATTATTGATTTCTATCAAGACATACGCATTATTATAATATTTGGCAGCGTTATAGATAATCGTAGGAAATAAGACAGGAGAAATGAACGAACTAGCATATTTAGCTACCTGTCGATATGGTGTTTCTGATATATCAATTACTGATAGTGCAGACAAGTCCATATTCTTACCTTCTGCAACATCTACCGTAATCGCATATACATGATCTTTTGTCAATTCACCATCGCCTACAATAGGATGTTCGTATATATCAAGAATTTCTTCTTTGGCTATTCGTTTTCTTTCTACAGGTTCAACATACACAAGTTGCTGTAGTTTTGAGCCAGAAATGAGTGTGTTTGTAGAACCTAAAAATTCTGTTTCAAATTCTTGTTGGAACTGACGTTCTGAAGTATTGCGAATGGTTTCTTCACGCCATACATCATCTCTGCCTGGTACTTGTGACCAGTGAATCTCAAATGTTTTATAGTTGTTCTTTTTGTTTATTGCATCCATCCATAACTTGTAGAACAAGTTCATACCGTTAGGAGTAGATACAATAATAATCTTTGTAGATTTACCGGATGAGATTACAGGATAAACTGAGTTGAAGAATTCGTGCGCTATGTTTGAAGGAACGAACGCAAATTCATCTAAAAATACTACGTTAAACGATCCACCACGAACTGCTGATGATGAAGTGGCAGCAGCAATAACTTTTGATCCATTTTCTAGTTCTACAGAACCTTTATTCCATGTAATGACACCTTGCTGCAACCACATGGGAAGATTTTCATAGGCTAGTTGATACTTTGCTAAAATGTCTCTAGCTAATTGTCCTTTGTTGGCAAGAACAGCAATGTTCTGTGTATCTTGAAAGATAGAAAGCCAGAGTAGATATGCAACCGTAGTAGTAGTTTTACCAACCTGACGAGGACACTTGGTAATAGAGAAACGATTCTCATGATATGTGCGAATCATATCACGTTGAAAATCCCACATTCTAAATGGCATCAAACCTTCATCAACGTTGACGATTTGAATATATCTTTCAGCAAAGTAAATAGGATCTTTAGAGCATTTAATATATTCTTCTATCTGCTCTTGCGTATATTCAATTTTTACTCCAGCTCTTTTTAAGAGTGGATTATCTCTATAGGAATCTTTATTGATGGACATTATCTATTAGTCGTTCTTTTAATTTCATCATCTTTCATGTGCCAAGGAACAGTAACTTTTCTTTCCGAATGAGTTTTCATATGATTATGTAGATATGCACTTCTTGCTGCTAAACCGAATGTAGCATGATGCGTAAATCCATCTTTATCTTTTTTGGTTGAGGCAATCTGAACATTTTTGTTTTCCCAACCATCATATGATTTGGTTTTAATTCTATATCGCAAGTGTCCAGAACCACCATGTGCAAGATCATGGTTCATTAATATTCCATGTTCTTTGCTTTTTTGGATTTGTTTGTGTGCAGTTTTTGGTATATGTTTAGCCAAATCGGAACTTGACATCCATTCAGATGTGTGTTCTTCAGATTCTTTAATATACTTTATAAAACTATTCATTTTATGCTTTTGTTGTGGTTATCTTCACATGTCCTGTTTCTGGATCATGACTAACATGATGTGCATGAAACTCCACATCTGGATGATCATCTTTTAATTTTAAAAAATGATGTAGATTTGCATGGGAATCATCATAGAGGTGTACTTTTTTATATCCATGTTTCCTAATTAAGTCACCAATAACTCTATGTTTTGCTTCTGCTGGTGAAGGAGCACCTACGTTACCAGCACGATGTACATGTATCTGATGTGGATCAATACCGTGGTTTCTTAATGTTTTCATAAAACCGTGTTTATCATCCATATCTGAACGAGCGGTTACAATCCTAACATTTTTATTATTCCTATGTATAGCTCTCAATTTATTAATCATTTTATGAATAGGATGAGCAGACCTTTGAAATACTTTGTGTGATTTAAAATCACCATAGTCATAACTGTGACCATGTTTCAACTTATGGTCATTATATTCTGTGTTAGTCAAAGACTGAACTCTTTTACCGTGCTGATCTTTAACGTGAACTTTTAGTTTAGAATGGTCGTGGTGAAACAAGACTTCATCCATATCAAATGCATGAAGTGTTTTAGACTTAGGATCTTTTCTTTCTTGAACTTCTTCTCTTAAATGTTTGAAGTATTTCATTCCTTACCTTTTAACATTTTATTTAAATCTGCTGTACTACCAACAAATATGGCTTTGTCTATTTTAGTGCTTGTTTGTGGTTCTTTTCCTGATGCTCTTTGTATTTCACGCATCTGTTTCTGTAGCATAATTAACTTTTCGTTTGCATCTGCTACGTTCTTAATCATAGTAGCAGCAACTTCAAATGCTCTTGGATGCTCAGATTCTCTGGCAATCTCAAGAATAGAATCAATGGCATCAACTCCTTTATTGATAATTTCTTCATAGTTTTGACGAACTTTGTCATAATCTTTTTCTAGATCATCTTCTAATTTTATCTCAATCTTGTCTATAGGTTTTTTTTCCTTTACCACAACGGCAGTAGACTGAACTTCTTCTGTCGGTTCTATTTCAAAGATTTCACTCATATTTTTTTCAAACTTAGTCACTGTGATACTCCGTTATGGTAGTTTCAATGGTATATGTTGAATTTGAAGTAGCATTTGCTGGATTAACATATGAATGAATTTTTACCATCATATTGTTGGCGTTTGCACTGTCAAATGAAGCTAAATTATATTCAGCAAAAGAATCTAAACCAATTATTTCAGTATTAGTTTTAAATATTCCGTTTATGTCAGTAACCAACATTTTATTTGTTGTGTTGCTATATGACAATACGGTTGCTGTTGCTCTGGCAGTATCAAGAGAATATCCTTGATATACAAGCTCACCTATCTTAAATTTTCCAAATCCCGTAGGACTTATATTGAATAGTGCTTTTCCATTCTGTTCAAAATAATCTAAATTCATTATATTCGTATTTGCACTCTTGATAATCTTACCTTCTGAATATGATCCATATACAAAAGCTTTAGCTGTAAAATTTAAAGTCCAAATAACAATTCTAGCATCAGAATCTTGTAAGCCTTCATATTCAATATCATAGTTGACTGAATTTAAAGTAACAGGCACTTCTTTAATTACACCCATTGTGGGCACAAGGTTTAACTTGATTGTATACTCTGGTGTAAAAAATGGAAGAATATGCTCAATAATTTGAGTACCATCTTCTATGTTTCTCACATAGATGTATAATGAAAAATCAAAATTGTAAGGAACAGGATTATATACTGTCAGTTTTGTATTGGGTGAACCTGAAGCAGCAGAAATTTTTTGATTTGTTACTTGTTTTCTTGAAGTATCATATGTCATACTCAACAAGTCAAACGACATTCTTGGTAATGTAATTTGAACTTTTTTATTTAAATCTGGATCACCCAGTAAACGAGCAACATACTTTTCTTTTGGAGAATAGATAATAGGCACCTTGACTGTTCTATCTTCGGTGCCATCTGCTCTATATCTAGTTAAGGAAATGTTATCAAACAAACTTCCAAAACCAACTACAAGTTTACGAATGATTCTGTGATAAGTTGCTGACATTATATGTTACCAAAAGGATTAGATTCTGAAAAATCAATGATTGAACTGCTTTCTGTGCCAATTATTTTATTATCATAATCTGCATAGTATTCTGAATGTTCGTAGATATTTGTAGATGCAAGAATTCCGCTTGCATTTGATGTCGCTCCTCTTGCTGAATCTCCCACTGCAAATGTTCCTACGATTGTATTGATATCTACATTAGCTGTAACTGAATTATAGTTAGCAATAATACCTGTCGCCTCTGCGTTTACTAACATATTATTTGGAGAAACGAATATAGTTTCCCCAATCACAAATGTACCTGATACGCCAGTCAAAGTAAATCTCTGTGCATACGCTTCTTGTTGCTGTACGATATCAATATCTGGTATACCAGTATCGATAGTTTCATGAGAATACTTGAACTTCTCTAATTCTAATTCATAAAAATATGGAACTCTACGACCAAGCATTGCCATGTCCATATCTTGATTAACAAATTTGATTTCATACAATTCACCAACACCATTCAATGGTGGTATGTAAATTAAATCGCCGTCTCTTGGTCTATCATAGTCTGGATCAACAGGTACTCTTTGCAGAAAACTTCTTTTGGATACTACCACAGTCATATGGTTTTTAATTTCAAGACCAAATTTACTGAAAAAGTCTTTATCGCCTTTATAATCCATTACATTGCTAGGGTATAGCTCAATTGGATATGCTGTTGTGAACTTCTTGAGAGGGTCCTCGCCGTATAAAATATCTCTTGCTGAATCATTGATGTTGGGAATATAATAACAGCCTACACCCATGATTTTGATTGATTCCACAATCAAATCTTCTACCAAACGTTGTTCGGTATATTTGGCGTTATAATTATTGAAATAATGATTAGTTGGCATTTTAATTCAAGTAGAATTCTAATGGAGCACCATAGGAGTTTTCCATTTCTTCTTCTAGCTGTTTTATTTCTTCAATGGCATCATTGTAAATATTATCGCCATTAAGAGTAACTCCACCTAATAACTGAACGCCTTGAAACTTTTTGAGGTTGTCTCCCCAATTACGTTTGATTAATGCTGTAGCATATCTTTTGAGCCAACGATCATCCCAGACAGCACTATAGACATCTGGATTAATTAATGCGTAACATTCAGCAACAACTATGGTTCCTACACCTGCTTGCCTTGCGCCCCATGCCCAGTCAATAAACAATTTGTGCATGTGTCTTTGAAAGCGAATAGGAACTTCTCCGGTAAATAATAATTCCAAAGAACGCAAATGCTGCATTGTCATTGTGTAGTTAATGTATGATGCTGAAGTGAAGTCATATAATTCATTCAAACGTAACTGATAACGCAGGTCAAACATATTGACTGTTGCTTGAGAATCTTGAATTGGAAATATACGAGTTACACCAACAATGTTTAATGAATTGTTTGCCGCATCCTTAGTGACCGACGGACTCATATCAATATAACGTTGATTGATATCTTGTTGAGTTACTGCTTTGATGTAATACACTTTTTGCAGGCCGTCAAAATGATAGTCTTGCCAATATTGCAAGGCATCATCAATTCTATCTTCTACCTGTTCGTCATCAATGTTAATGTCAATAACAGGAAATCCTAGTCGGCGTAGACAGTAATCTTTAAATTCTTGTCTATTTGTAATTGACGCCATTTTTTCTCCAATTTATGTTATGGTATTATTTATTCCCAAGGCTTTTGTGGCCATACCACATTATAAGGAAATCCTTCTTGATCTGGAACATCAAGAAGTTCTTGTCTATAGGTTGCAAGTTGTGCTTTGTATTCTTCAGTATATGATGCCCAGCGTAAAGGATTATTTACAATATTGTCAAGTTCAACTAAAAGAACATTTCTATCATGCCTTGCTTGTTGTATTTTTTCATCATATGGTATATCTTCCCATTCTGCTACTGTGCCAAATTCTCCAGCTTTTGCTCTTTCAAAAATATCTCTTCCATGTTCCATTTCGTCCCAAGGAGTAGCAGTGAATGGAAAATCTTCATCTACTCCTTCAAATCTTGCTATAACATCTATGCTGGTTTTTTCTAAACTGGTCCACTTTGGATCCCTTGCTGATAATAATTTTAACATATTAAGCAACCCTTACAAACATTGAATGTTTAACTAATGATGTTGTTTGTGTTACCGTTCCTACTGGTTTCCAAGTACCCGATGGTGTAGCACCAGCGGCTTGTGTAGAAACCTGTGTGGCATTAAGTGCTCCAGCACTTCCCCAAAATCTTAAACCTGATCCTGCTTGGTTAGTACCTGCCGTAATGGCTGTCGTTGAAGCGGCACCATAACCAAGATATGCGTATGAACCTAATTGTCCTGCCGCAACTTGTCCCGCATACCAAGATGACCAGGAACCGTTGTACAAATTTGTTGGTGTGGATTTTCTGAAATAACCATCATTTGAACTGTTTACGACAATCACATCACCTACAGTTGGGTTTTCTGCCGCAGCCGTGTTGCTGTTTATGTAGTTTACAAACAAATATCCATTGACATCAGTTCTTGGAATATTACTTGCACCCGGAACAGCACCAGCAGTAGGTAATGGTAACCCTGCCCAATAAGTAGCATTATTTGCAGTACCAGAAAACGAAGTAGCAGAAAGAGCACCTGTGCTTGGATTGAAACTATAGTTAGCATGAGTGTGAACTGTTTCCGACGCTGCGGTAGCATTGTTTGCATCTACAAAAGTAGGAAAATAACTAGTGTTAGTCTGTATTCCTCGTGTATTAATATTCGTAGGTACTGTGTTTGCTTGACCGTAAGCAGCAGTTGCTAAATTGACTCCAGCATTTGCTGAATTAAATGCAGCTTGAGCCAATGGTATTGCAGATGTGCTTTGTGTTGTTGTATCACCAAAAGTTAACGAACCTACAGTTAATGTTCCTGTACTTGGATTAAAACTTAATCCTGTACTATCTGTGTTTACTATACTTAAACTTCCACCGGTTCCTTGAGCAAGTAAAGGATATCTTGTTGCATTAGTTGTAGTATCATCAATGATTGTTGGATAAACACCAGTGAATACTGGAGTGCCAGCATAGGTAATTACTTCAAATGCTACGTTATCTCCTAAAGTAGCAGGAGAAGTTAATGTTATGCTAGATGTTGATGTCTCTGAAAAGTCAACAACATTATTTTGTCTGACACCGTTGATAAACACACGGATCTGATTTTGTCCTTGTACATAATTTGGAACAGTAAATAAAGTTTGTCCTGATGTTGCAGTTGTTTGTCTAACACTATTGTTTGCAACCGTTCCTTGAACATCATATGCTTTCCAACCAGCAGTACCATAAATCCATGATTTGGTATTTGTTGAAAATATTTGATTTAATGTAGGGTTTGAAGGAAAATCAATTGGCATTTAATTTACCTCTTAGTTCATCAATTTGTTTTTGTTGTTCTTTGATTGCCTCAATTAACAGTCCTATCATGTTTTGATACATTACAGATTTTCCATCGTTAGATTCAACTACCAAATATGGTAATGTCTTTTCTACTTCTTGAGCAATTACACCCATACTCTTTTGACCGTTGTCTTTCCAGTTATACTCAACACCTCTTAGCTGTTTAATAGTATCAATAGGATTTTGAATCGTTGAAATATTTGTTTTTAGTTTTTCATCTGACGTTGAAGTAATAACTGTAGATGATAGTGTTCCTGTTGATGGAACATAAGTTAGTTTGGTACTTGAAACATCTACATCTGATAGTGTTCCTGATATTGTAGCAGAAAATAATGGATAATGTGTTGTAGAATTTGCAGTTTCATTCGTGATTGTTGCACCTACTGGTCCTGCAAGTTGTGCATTTGTAATCAATCCAGTAATCTGTGTGTTGGCAATGCGTAGTGCTGTTTGTGCAGCCCAGATAGGAACACCACCAACTCCAGCCATTAACAACTGACCCTGCGTACCGACAGAAGTAAATGTGGTATTACCTACTGCTGCTTGATATAAAATAGCATTTGCAGAACCACCACCAACTGATGCTGATGTTGCAGAGGTACTAAAGTCTACCCACTGTGAAGAATTACCATCATTGATGTATGTGTACATTGTACCGTCATTACTATCTACCCATCTATCACCAACTGTGTTTCCTGATGCTGGTGGTGATGTATCGTATGTCAATGCACCACTACCTCCACCACCTCCAGATGCAGTAGAGTTGATTGTAATAGTTCTTGTAGTAGTACACGCAGAGATACTGATATTATTACCAGCAGTAATTGTCAATGTGTCTGCATTACTATTTGGTGTTATGTTGACACTGTTTGCTGCAATTGTGGTAAATCCTGTCTGTACCGCAGCATTCGCCTCATTATATGCTGCTTGAGCAAATGTGTTAACACTAGTGATATTGGTATTCTGTAGAGTGTTTACTGCTTGTAATGCTACAGTATTACCAGAAGCATTATTAGCTTGACCGTAAGCAGCAGTTGCTAGAGTCACGCCAGCATTAGCAGAATTAAATGCTGAACCCGCTAAAGTGTTTATGCTAGTGATATTAGTATTTTGAGCAGTATTAACCGCTTGTAATGCCACAGTATTACCAGAAGCATTATTAGCTTGACCGTAAGCAGCAGTTGCTAGAGTCACGCCAGCATTAGCAGAATTAAATGCTGAACCAGCAAAGGTATTAACACTAGTAATATTGGTATTTGTGGTTGTCATCTGTGACTGTAGAGCCACAGTATTACCAGAAGCATTATTAGCTTGACCGTAAGCAGCAGTTGCTAGAGTCACACCGGCGTTTGCAGAGTTCCAAGCATTGGTCATCGTGCTGAAAACATCTAATCCATTTACTGTAGCACGGGTAGAAATTAAATTAGCTTTAACTACATTTGCATATAGGTTTGCATAAGCAAAGGTTGGATTAGCAATATTAATTAAAGTATTACTTAATACTTGCTGTGTATATCCTTCAAATAATATCCATTCTTTTTGAATAGGATCTCTGAAGAAACCAGTATGTGTTTCACCTGAAGGTCCTCCATAATTTCCAACAAAACCAATATCTAAAGCATCAGTTGTGATATTACCATTTGCTAAAAAGATTAATGAATCGGTGATTGATAAGTCATTGGTAGTAATAGTTGTTGAGTTACCTAGTACAATTAAGTTTCCTTCAACTACTAAATTATTTTGTATAGTTACATTACCTGTTATTGTTCCACCGGTAGTGTTAAATTTCAGGTTTGCTGTATTGTATGCTGCTTGAGCAAATGTATTTGTTGAAGCAATCCAATTATTTTGTGTATTGTTAATTGCGCCTTCAGCATTAGCTTTACCATATGCTGATGTTGCTAGTGCATCTGTGTATCCAATATTTGTATTGGTAGTTGTCATCTGTGCCTGTAAGGCTACAGTATTACCAGAAGCAGTATTAGCAGCATCAAATGCCGCTTGCGCTAAAACACCAGAGTTTGCTGTATTATATGCTGCTTGTGCAAAAGTGTTGATGCTAATAATTGCAGTGTTTTGAGTTTGATTAATTACATTTTGAGTATTAGCTTCACCATAGGCTGCTCTTGCTAAAGTATCAGCACCAAGAATTATAGCATCGATTGATTGAATATCCCATGCGTACCCATTCCATACCCAGGTTTTTGTACCAACGGTATAGACTTGATTTAATGTAGGTGATGATGGAAAATTAATTGGCATCAAATTGCCTCAAGTTCTGTAACAGGTATGTTTTGTCTTGCCACCGCTGCGATCTCAGCCGCAACCCTGTCTTTCTCGGCCTGCCACACTGTGATTACTTGTTGAAACTGATCGAACGATGTAATTTCTTCGTTGCCTGTCATTTTTTTAGTAACAGGGTCTTTGCGTTCAATTTCTCCATATGTATCATACCATTGCACTGCGTGAATAGTGACATCCATGAAAGACAAATCTAGATTACCATAACCTTCACCATCTACGGAAACACTGTTGTCATCGGGCAGAATAGTTACTCTCATTGTTTTGCTCCTATTAAAACTTGTTGTGCCGGATGGACACCTGCCGCAGCAAGTAATACTTGTTGGCCAACTTCGTTAGCCTTAACCATTTCATTGCGGAATGATTCTACTGCTGCTCCTGTCTGCCGTTGTTGTTGGCTATTTTCTATCATAAGCATAGGCATCCACGCCATAGAACAAGCCCACTCATCGACTTCTTTGCCTGTGTTTGGATTCGTGCCACGCACTTGAGTAAACCATGCACAATCAAGTTGTCTACAAGGGTTAAAATTGTCCAGTGGACATCCATTTTTAGGTTTTAATTCCATTAGTCTTTACTCGCAATAATTAAATCAACATAAGAAACAGCAAGGTTGATTGCTGTGCCGGAGAATGAGTGGTTGTGTGAGCCGCCACTACCTGCGCTACTTGTGCCAAAAGTAGCACCTGCTGTTTGCGCTACGCCAACGTATCCCGCAACACCGCTGTTACCTCCACCCCCATCCGTACCAGTAATTGTGTCTATATTATGAGAGTGACTTGGAATTTGCGAAGTGCTTAGTGTTGTACTACCTACCGTACCACTCACGCCTTGAGAAGCAAACGCCGTGGTAAACGCAACAGAACCGCCAGAGCTTGCTGAACCAGACACCACACGCAATGCTTTGTTGTCATGTGTAATTTGTTTAGTCCATCCAGTGGGAGCTGCCGTCTGTTGGAACAACATAAGTGTGCCAGAAGGAAATGAACTTCCACCAGCTGTAGCCCATGACAAGGTACCGGAACCATTAGTTGACAATACTTGACCAGTTGTACCATCCGCAGTAGGTAGAGTGTATGTGGTTGATCCAGCAGCGGCACCGGGCGCTAAACCAACATAACCAGATGTTGCGCCACTTAATCTTAATGTACCTTTTACATCAAGTCTGGACCCCGGCGAAACAATACCAATCCCCACATTG